GAAGCACGCTTCTTTCTAGGTCTTCCTTGACCTCTACCTTTGCCTCCAAATTTACCTTCTTCTACAAGACGCTTAGCAACTTCTCTTTGCTGCTCACGTCTTTCTAAAGTCCAACCAGTTGATGACATATATTAATTTTATCAAATACAACTGATTTTATAATAGAAAAAGACCCCCGGAGAAGTTTAAAGATTAAAACACCAATACTTAACTTCTCCTTGAAAGCATTATAGCGTCATTTAAAAATCTGTCAAATAAATTTCATTAACTTTATGAAACCTTAACAATATTTAAATAAGCGGGCAGAGATTAAATATGCTAATCTAGGTTATCAACGTTAATGAAAGAGGTGATAAATGCCAGATTATGAACGAGTTTTAATTAGTAGAGTGGCGAGAACGGGACAAGTAAATACTTTAATGGCCGAAGGAATTAGAGAGGATCATTTCTCTGATGAACGCATTCGCAAGATATGGCGCTTTATGACTGATCATTATAGGCAATATAAGATTGCACCCGAGTTTGATACTATCTATGCAGAATTTCCTGATTTTAATTTTGAAGTTAGCGGAGAATCTGTCGCCTTTCTTAAAGATAAGTTTAAGAAACAAGTAATGTATCGTTATGGCGCGGAAGCTGTTATTCGGATATCTGAAGAATTGGCTAATCCGGATAGCGAACAGGAAGTTGACCAAATGTTTATGGAAGAATCTAGGCGCTTGGCAACTGTTCTTCCAACAGCCAAACTACATGCTTTTAAAGACATGGAAAAAAGAATTTGGGAATATGAGAATCCCGTCGAAGAAAAATTTATTAGAACCGGAATTCCTGCTATAGATAATCTTACATTTGGAATTCAGCCACATGAATATGTAACTATATTTGGAGCTACTTCTGTTGGTAAATCAACTTTATCACAATGGCTTTTATTTAATGCTTGGATGCAAAATAAAACTCCCATGTATATTTCTTTAGAAATGGAAGCAAACGCATTGTTTAGAAAATGGGACACAATGCTAATGCAATTTCGTTACAATGATCTTAAGGGTCATACTCTCCGTGAAGAAGAGATCAAAGCCTGGAAAGAAAAAGCTAAAGAAGTTGCAATTCGTCCTAATGATATTATTGTCATGGATGATGTTCGAGGCTGTACAGTAGACAGAGTATTTGCCGAACTGACCAGATGGCGACCAGATATTCTTTGTCTTGATTATGTGAATCTTATGAGCGCAAGAAGTTCTTATTCACAGCAATGGGAGAAATTATCTTATTTGACTCAGGAATTAAAAAGTATTTCTAGAACTTTACAAATACCTATTATTGGAGTAGGACAGGCGAACAGAGCATCATTTCAGCAAGGTGCTACACTTGAAAATATTGCTGGCAGTATTAGCGCAGTTCAAGATGCAGATTTGGTTTTTGGACTTCATTCCGATGATGAAATGAGAGAGGAAAAGAAAATGGAATTGAGATTATTAAAGAATAGAGACGGGGCAGTAGGAAATGTTGATCTCTGGTGGGAACCAGAGACAATGACGTTTGGCGCATGGGAAGAAACTAGATTTTGGAAGAATAGGAGAGAAAATGTCGAAAGAACTACTGTTTTCAGTAACTAAAAAAGATTTAAAAATAGAAACATTTAAATCAGGAAAATCTGGTGGGCAAAAACGAGACAAGGTAGCTACTGCTTGCAGAATAACGCACCCTGAATCTGGAGCAATAGGTCAATCACAGGATCAAAGATCATTGGAGCAGAATAAGAAAAAAGCATTTAGAAGAATGTTGGAAACTCAAGAATGGAAAAAATGGCATAGAATAAAATCGGCAGAAATGTTGGGAATAATGGAAACTGTCGAAGAAAGGGTAGAAAAAGCAATGGAATTGAAAAATTTAAAAATTGAGATTAACAAAGAAGGAAAATGGACAAATGCCTAATAAAGCTATGAGTCAATTAAATCCAATAGATTTAGACTTGCGTTTATCAAGTAGTATCGGAATGGAAGACGGAATTAAACAATTGATTCTAAGACGATGCGGTTTTGAATTACATAACAGTCGGCCTTATCATAATTATGAAACGTGGTCTGACGGATGGATAGTTTTTGGTCGTAAAGACAAAAAAGCTATGTCATTGGCAGAGGCGTTTGATGCTCTTCAAAATAGATATAAGAATGGTACTCAGAATGATTATGTATATATCTCTAGAGAAGATTTAGATGAAGCGGTTAATGCCTTTACTAAAGAAATATACGATCCAGAAGAATTAAAAAATAGAAGAATAAATGTTTTGCGTGCCGGAGTTAATAAAAAGAGGTACAGAAATTGAGCTATACCAAGTTAATTTCAGTTACTCCTAACGCAGAAGAAACCATTGCATATTGTGCGCGTGTTTCTAGTCCCCAACAGGACAATCCAAACATTGCTGGTCTTCTTAAGTATATGATTAGAGAGGGCCATTGGAGTCCATTTGAAATGGGAGATATGGTTGTGGAAATTACAACTTCTAGAGCTCTTGCGCCACAATTTCTAAGACATAGATCATTTACATTTCAAGAATTTAGTCAGAGATATGCAGAAGTTGGTAATTATGTTGTTTATCTTGGTCGGCGTCAAGATAATAAAAACAGACAAAATTCTATGGACGATATGTCTCAGAAAGATCAAGAATGGTTTTTAAGAACACAAAAATTTATTGCCGATGCGTGTTTTATGTTTTATAAAGAAGCTTTAGATAAAGGTTTTGCAAAAGAAAGCGCAAGATTTTTACTTCCGTCAACAACAGAAACTAAAATTTATATGCATGGAACAATACGTTCTTGGATTCATTATTTAAGCTTGAGAATACCAGAGCATGGTACACAAAGAGAACATTCAGATATTGTCGCAGAGATTAAAAAAATATTTATTGAACAGTTCCCAATTATATCGGAAGCTCTTTGGGGCGATGAATAAAAGTAAAGATATATGTATTTTTAAAGAATGCGGTAGAAAGATAAGAGCACGAGGGCTATGTTCTGCGCATTATAAACAACAACTTAAAGGCAACGAGTTGATTCCTGTTCGTTTTATTCGTCAGCGCACTCCCGGTCTTCGTTGTAACTTGCGTTCTGTTGATGGGTACATTGTTGTATTTGTTCATAACAATAGCAATAGTTATTATGTTGGACAAGAACATCGCCTTATAATGGAAGAATATTTTGGACGTTCATTACTAGATGATGAAACTATTCATCATATTAATGGCATTAAGGACGATAATCGTATTGAAAATCTTGAACTTAGAACAGGTCATCATGGCGAAGGAGTGCGACGACGCTGTAGAACATGTGGTTCATGTGATATTGAAGTATACTAATAAAGGAGGCATTGGAATGGAATATCTCTTAGACCCAATAGTAACAAGGGGGCAGGTAAAACCAATTATTAGATCACAAAACACTCTTATATTTCCAGATGGAACATCACGAAAAATGACTCTTAGAGAACGCTGGCTATGGAGAAGAGGTAAATTTGTTGTTCTTAGGTTGTCAGATGGAAAACCAACAAAACTATTGTAATAATCAAAACCCATGCGGTAGTGAGATACTGTATTATTAGTGGTCTGTTAAAAATTTAAATAAGGAGTAACGATGGAAGTAACCGCCAAGGGGTCTGTCCCCTTTGTTTTAGATGATTTAGGGGAAGATGTTTTTAGGCGATCATATGCTATAGATGAAAATGAGAATTGGACTGGCGCTAGCCTACGGGTGGCAGAACATGTTGCGGCGGCAGAAGAAGGCGATAAAAGAAAGAAATGGCAAATGCGTTTCTTTGATGAAATTACATCCAATAGATTTATGCCAGGAGGAAGGATTTGGTATGGAGCAGGAAGACCGAAGGGGCAGCTTCTCAATTGCTTTGTCATTCCTGTTGGAGATTCTAGAGAAGGTTGGGGAGATTTACTTAAGGAGTCACTTATTATCTCCGGCACGGGGGGTGGAGTTGGAATTAATTTCAGCCCAATCAGACCGCGTGGTTCAGCAATTAAAGGAACAGGAGGTCAAGCAACTGGGCCTGTCTCATTAATGCGAATGGATAACGAGGTGGGTCACGAATTGGTTGCCGGGGGCGGTAGACGAATGGCCAAAATGTCTTGTCTTAATGTTACTCATCCAGACATATGGGAATTTCTTAATTCTAAGCTTATTGATAAACAGTTATCAAATACGAACATTAGTGTTATTATAAATATGAATACTAGTGATTTTATTAACTTAGTTGAAGAAAATGGTGAAATAGAACTTGAATGGTCAGGTAGAAAAACCGGCGACACAATTAGCGCTAGAGAACTCTGGGAAACAATCGTCAAAAATGCATGGAATAATGGAGAGCCGGGTGTTCTCAATGGATTTTTGGCTAACAGCTTCAATAATATATTTTATCGGACTCCTCTTGTATCAACTAATCCTTGTGGAGAAATCTGGCTGGAACCCTATGGTTGCTGTTGTCTCGGCGCTCTTGTTCTTCCTCGTTTTGTTAAAGATGAATCATTTGATTTTGAAGCTTTGGAAGAAACGATAAGAATAGCAATAAGATTTTTAGATAATGTTCTTACAGTAAATCATTATCCATTCGACAAAATTAAAGAGAATTGTGAAGAAGTTCGGCGCATCGGGCTTGGAGTTATGGGCCTTCACACAATGTTGCTTGAACTCGGTCTTAAATATTCCTCAACACAGGCACAAGAATTTGTTGATAAACTGTTTTCGTACATTAAACATGCTGCATATGATACTTCAATAAATTTAGCTATTGAGAAGGGTCCATTTCCCGCCTTCAAGCCAGAATTTGTAGATAGTGGATTTATGCGAACAATGAAACCGGCTATAAGAAGAAAGGTAAAAGAATATGGTATACGGAACTGCGCCTTGCTTACCGTTGCGCCTACAGGTACAACTGGTATCGTATCCGGCGTTTCAACAGGAATTGAACCCTATATGGCTCCAGTTTACTACCGTAGGATTAAGACCGTTAACGATAGCCTCGACACAGTTATTGAGAAAGTATTAGTAATTGAGCCAGCTTATGAGAAATTTGGTGACTTATGTGAAGGAGCAGCAGACATTTCAGTTGATACTCATTTCAAAATGCAAGAAATTGTACAAAAGCATGTTGATAATGCTGTCTCTAAAACAATTAATCTTGCAAATGATTTTCCTATGGAAGATTTATCGGATATTTGGCTCAAGTATTTACCCTCACTTAAAGGCACAACGTTCTACAGGTGGGGAAGTAGAGAAAATGAACCATTTGAACCTGTTCTCCTAGAAGATATAGCATCTGTGCTAAAATCTACACCAGAAGATAAGATTAAACGTAAAGAACGTAATGGAGACGAAGCCAATTGTTTAAATGGAAAATGTGAAATTCCAGAGCATGTGGCAATCGGTTTAGATAAATTATTTGAAAAATCAACCGTATTCACAGTAGATAAAGAAAAGGTGACAGCATAATTGGCAAAAAATTACAGAAGAAGATGTAGCATATGCGGTTCGCCGTTACTTGGCAAAAAAGGTCATGGTTTCGTTACAAGCAGCGGTGTTGTGTGCGCGAACATAAAGTATCACGAAAAGTTAAGAAGACAACAAAAACGCAAGCAGTTCCTTGACAAAGAGGTAGAGGACATGCTATATTTTGAAGTAGTAGTATCAGATAAAGATGAAAGTCTATTAATGGAGGCGTAAGGGCGCGTAAAGGTTTCGATTATATAAAACAGATATTAAATTGCAGCGGTTGACAGCCTAATGTCAAAACAAATAAACGCAAAAGATGTAACACATCTTTTCTTCGCCGGAGCAGTTACCGTAGCTCCTGCGCGAGAACTGGTTTTCGCTTAATACCATCGAACAGAAATTAAGCGTGGCGGAGGGCGTCGGAATAAAATCTGAAGCATCTTCCTGACTCTTAGGAAAGACTAAGTGGAATCCCCGGCGAATCGGGTCTGACGAATCGGAAAGACGATAAGGTGGAGTTGGATAAACCGCACTTGGTGCCCCCAAAAGCTGCTATAAGATTTAATGTTATGATATGTAAGACAGGAGTTCGATTCTCCTCGCGTCCATAGACTAAAGCGGAAACTAGGATTCATCCTATAGGTCAGAGAAAGAGGCTGCCCCGGAAAACGCTAAGTTTCCTAGTGGGGGCAGTTATCTTTTTTAAGAAAGGGTTTATGTATAAAATAAAAAAATTAAAGAAACCAATTTGGCGACCGGGACGAAGAGTTTTTAAATATAAAATTTTTCGTACAGAAGATGAATCTACTGTATTTTTATTTGAAGATAAAAAAACTGCGGAAACTACATTGGAAAA